ACCACCGACCTTGTTCGCCGTGCCGTCAGCCTTAAGGTTGTAAAGACCGTCCTCAATCTGTGTGCCGGGGAACATTTCACGCATCTGCACGGCGCTCAGGATCTGGCCACGGTCAGGCGCAGGTTTCTGCGAGTCTTGATAGGCCTTCAATGCGGCCACGGCTCCGATTGCGTCAACAAGCTGCACAAAGCGTTCTCCGCCCGGCTGCGCGCGCAGAAACTCAATGGTCTTGTTCTTGGATTGCGTATCCTGCCGCGTTTGCGCACGCCCCGCGATCCGATCCGCGGACATCTGCATCAAGGCTTGGTTGGGGTTCTGCGTCAGCCCGCCAAAGCCGATGGCCAAGCTGTCAAGAAAGTCTGGGTTGGAAAGCAGGCCGCGAATGCCACCGGGCTGTTGTTCCTGCGTCGGTTGCGACGGCATCATCGTTGGCTGTATCATGGCTGTTGCCCTCGTGTTCTGTGTTGTGCCGCGATCCGCATCCGCTCTGCCAAAGACGTGGTCGCCAATGCGTGTGAAATCTTTCCCCTCGGCCCATGATGGGTTTGAGATGTCGGGGTTGTAAAAGTGCGTTGCGCCGCCGGTGATGTCACCAGCCGTGCCAGACAACAGGCTGTCCGCAACCATGTAAGCGGTTTCGTCTGGGCGGATTGCGTCAATGTTCTGACCTTGCTCGCCGCGCGCATAACCAGTGACGCTGTTCATTGGCGAGAATTGACCGGGCTTCATAATGACGCCACGAACGCCGTTGCCATAGCCGGGTTGACTGGCGCGGTTCATAACGACATTGCCAGCAGCCAACATGCCAACCGGCCCTTGATTGCCAGCCTCGGCAGTCAGTATGCGTGCAAACAATTCCCGATCATCTGTGCGCCAATCAACCATCAGATATTCAGCCCGCCATAGTTGACGCGCAGATAACCGTCAGACGCGCGGTGAACAAGGTGCGGGTGCGTCTCCATCAATTCATCGGCCATGACGCCGACTGTGGGCTGGTCTGGGCTGGCGATGCGCTTGCCTTCGTCTGTCCAGTCCCAAGAGTAAATCTTGACGCCGCTGCGCTCACCAATCGGTGTGACGTTTGTCTTCAAGCGGCGATCAGACGCCATGTAAGTTGCGCCAGCATTGGCCCCAGCTTGCAAGTAATCAAACAAACCCGGATTGCGTGTCTCCGTTGTTGATCCCTGATTAAAGTTGCCCGCGCTTGTTGCCCCCATGCGCGTGTTTAAAGCTGTCTGCGGTGCGTTAGCAAAGCCGCCGTATTGCGCACGGGCAGCGTCAATCAATCGCTGGTTATTCTGCTGCTGCAACAAACCCTGCTGCTGCTGCATCCCAATGATGCCCTGACCCATACCGAAGCCAGTCTGGCCCAAGCCTCCAAGCTGACCAGATGCCTGCAAGCGAAGGTTTGCGGCCTGCTGTGCTGCTTGCTGGTTGGCTTGCTGTGCGTCCAGCGTCATGCCCTGTCCAAACTCTTGCGCCCGACCAAATGCCCCTTGGTTTGCTATTTGCCCTTGAAGCCCTAATGCTTGTCCAAACTCTTGCGCCCGACCAAATGCCCCTTGGTTTGCTATTTGCCCTTGAAGCCCTGTTGCTTGTCCAAACTGTTCCGCCGCTGAACGCGCAGACTGGTTTGCCAGCGCAGCTTGCATCTGATTGGCAACGTCCTGCTGAGATGCGCCAAGCGCCGTCTGGAAGCCCTGCTGACGCAGACCCGCCGCAAGCTGACCGCCTTGCCGTGCAAACGCTTCGTTGGTCAGGCTTTCGGCAACGCCTTGACGCGATCCACCGAAGGCACCAGCCGCAGATGCTTGCGCCCCCAGTTGGTTCATTTGCATTTGACGCTGGCGCTCAAGGTCGCCCATCGACGTATCAATGACCTGCTGCGTGTAGGGGTTCATGTAAGTGCCGATGCCGCCAACGGCTTGCTGCGCAGCCACAGCGTCAGGCGTATAGCCAAACTGCGTGCCAACCTGCTGCGGATCGTAACCGAATTGGGTATCAACCTGCTGCGGATCGTAACCGAATTGGGTATCAACCTGCTGGCCCTGAAAGCCCATGATGTTACGCGCGCCGCCCATTGCGTCAGTCAGCGCACCAGACGCTTGCTTAAACACGTTGTTTGCCGCTGCGGGATTAATCGCAGATGGCATTGGTGTTGGTGCAGATTGCATTACTTGCGCCGGCCTTGGAGCCATTGGCGCAGGCATCGGTGTCGGCGCTGCTGCTGCTGCTGGATTAGAACCACGGCCCATGAGTTACCCCCGTCAATTTCTGTTTGGACGCGCCACTGGGCGCATAGGTGTTGTGCTGCGGCTTGGCAGCGCATTGGTTATGCGAGCAATCGCCTGATTGGCTGGCCGCTCAAGCCGTGGATCGTTCACACCGCCCGGCAGAACCGATCGCAAGCGACTGGACGCAAACGAGCTTGGTTCGCTGCGTTCGCGCGCTTGCTGAATACGCTCACGACCATCTCGATCACTGCCGCCATCTGATGGCTGGGAAACTGCTGCACCGCCACCCTTGTTGCCCAGACCGCCATCGCGCGGCCCCGTAACCGGATCAATGAACATTGCTGTAAGTGCATCAAATTGCGCAGGCGCGCGCTGCTGCAATTCGGCAAGGGCTTGGTCATAAAGCCCGCCAGAAGAATATGCGCCCATTCCGCCGTAATCCATCGCAGTCGGCATACCGGCCCCCGCAGATGTTGGCATACCCAAACCAAATGCATCAGCCGCCGCATTGATGTTACCACCAGCAGCCATCTGCATTGGCGTCATCGCGGCAACGTCTGGCCCGTAATAGGGAACATAGCCAATTTGCGCGATCTGGTCTGCGCGGGCAATATTGCCCTTGGCCGCTGACTCAAGATACTCTGGTATTTTGGTTTCGGTTGTGGTGCTGCCGCGACCCATTATTCAAACTCCTTTTCCAAGACCGTCATCACCGGCTTGTATCCGTATTTCTCAAGAACCCGCTTCCAACCATGTCGCCCCGCGATTGTCATGCTGGTGCAGCCCTGTGTCTTACTCCAAGCTACGGCGCTGTCGATCATATCAATGATTTGATCCATCTCGCCGCCAGCCAAAAAAACGTGCAGGACTTTCTTCTTTGGATATATCACAATCTCTGTGACAGCGCACCCCCTTTCGGCAGGCCACAATTGCAGCTTGCCGTCAAGTATCCGCTCAGAAACGTCATCAAACGTGTGCGTCCCGCCGCTGTATTCCAGCGCGTCATCAATCCACGGGCGGCAATGGTCAATGATATTCAAGACCTGATCCTTGTGACTGACAGCGACACAGACGGCGTTGCGGGCGCAAATGCAGTGGCAGCAAATGCTTCAAGCGATGCCGTTGTGTGATCGTCCGTTGCCCAATAAGCCTCAAGGTAATCACCGGCGCTTACGCTAAAGATAGCGCCCTTGGTGACAGGCTTTGTTGATGTGCTGTCATGCAGGCTTGCGCGCGTTGCCCCAGATGGCACGTCAACGCCGTTGATCCTTGGCCAAAACCAAAAATCAACTTTCGATCCACTTGTGCTGTAAACCTGCGCAGTGAAGGTCAGGTAATAAACGCCGCCTTCCTCAAAGATAATCCGGCTTTGGTTGGGCGATGCCCCAAGGCTAATCCCCTCGGAAAACCCAGCGGCTGGCGCGTCAAAGACAATCGGATAGGCAGTGTTAGACGCCGCCGCAGTGATGTCATTGTCCTGGGTCAGAAACCCAAAGCCATTGGCAATGACAAGCTGACGCCATTCCCCATCAAGCGACACCACTGGATACTTGTTGTCCCGATCCCACAGCAGCACGCCGTTCTCTGCCGCCGTAGCCCTTGCATCGAGCGCACCCAACTGGTCCAGCGCGCGCGCCAAATACCGGCGGATGTTTTCAGCCCATGCTTTCGCATCTGTGGTAAATGGCGGGATCACACGGCTCATCTACGGCCACCGGGGACAGCATCAAGCCGCATCACGCCCACGCGCCAGTCAGCCGCAGAGTTGCCATCAACGCGCATCCGCACCTGACGCCCGGTAAACCGCATGCTGGTCGGGTTTGCCATGCTGAATGGCCCGTAACTACGTTCAGTTGCAGTTGGATAAAACCGCGTCTTAAACGTAGCCGTGACATCGCCCAGCGTTCGTTCGTCTGGGATAAACTGCTGCACGCTCATTACCTGATCGCCAGTCCCAAGCGTGATCGGCCCGCTTTCGCAGAATGGCGTTGCCCCGCTGTAGGAATAGCCCGCCTCATGCTCATATAGAACACCGTCGGCAGCGATCCACATAGGCTGACGGAACGCGCCGCTGTCAACGCCAGCCGTGCGGTCAATGTCGCCAGTGGACCAGACGTTCTGCGCGTAGTCGTAGACGACATAGCGGTTGCACTCAACGCTGGCACCGCTTGGATAGAACCACCATATCTCGCTCCAGCGGCTGTTGACTAAGGCGTGAACCTTTGACCGCTGATCGGTGTTAAAGTCGCTAAAAACGTAGTCGCTGACTTCGCTGGGCAACTCCTGCACGGCACCGCCGCTGTATGTGAAGAAACTGCGCGCGCCCATCCAGACAACGCCCATGTCAATCGCAACCGCCGCATTGGCCGCAATCAGGCCGCAGGACGTGCCGACACGTTCAAAGCCATAGACGAACGGCGGGCCTTGGTAAGTCGCTGTGTGGGCGTCCTGATCGGTCAGGATCAACGCCTGCCCACGGGTCCGCAGGCCGCGCAAGATCGTGCCGTTGGTCTGGATCTCGATGTCGCCCGCCTCGTTAGTCGCAAGAGGCGTCCAGACCGTGTTGTCCTCTCGATCAGAAAACGCAATCTTGCGCGGGTTTCCACCAGCACCAAAGGCGAACAAGGATCGTTCTTCTGTCACCATCAACGCGGAGCAATTCTCTGGGCTGTTGGCAATCTGCGCGGCATCTTCAGCAGAGTCTAGCTGCCACTCATACAGATTGCCGTCATCAGCCGTGCAGCCGACAAGGTATTCGCCCCAGTTATCCAGCGACCATGTAGTGGCAGGCAGCAGCGTTGACGTGTCCTGCCGTGGCGTGCCGTAAGTCTGGTTGCCGTAGGTGCTGGCACCGAAGCCCACAGACAACGTGGCATCCACCCGACCGGCTGTGAACCCGACAGGCGTGATGTCAGTCACTGCATTGCTAGCGGTCATGGCAAACAGCTTGTCGTGCGTGCCAAGGGCCAACCGGCGGCTGTTGCTGTTGTCCTCCCAAGCCAGCATTGATCGAACAACGCCTGCGATGTCTACACTGCCCCGCTGACGCCAACCGCCAACAGGACGCAATGAACCTTCATGGAACCGGATCAGGTTGCCATCGCGCCACCGGCCAAGAGATTGGTATTCAGTGCCGTTGCGATACTGCCCTGCTGGGATATTGAGCGGGATAAGCGCCATTTGTGTTTCCCTTATGCGGGTTCAACGGGCCAATCGTCATCACCCAGATAAGGGAAGTTAGCATGATCTGTGATGTCACGCAAAGCCTGACGATAAGTAGCCCATGCTGTAGCGTTAACAGGAGCATCAGCAATCTGGGTCCAGTCAGTGTCCGACAGCAGTTGGTTGCGTTTGGCTCTAACTCTTGCAGAGGATGCATTGTAATAATTTTGTTTTTCCTCTGGTGTCTTTTCGACAACCGACCAC